CAGAGTGCTTTGTTTGAAGCTTACTCTTCTAAAAATATCAACAAGAGAATATTCTGTATTATTAAATGTATATGTTAATAATGGAAATTTTTCTAGGTACATTAGACTGAGTTCTTAGAAATTATTGTAATGCCATCTTCAAGACGATAAACTGGATCTACTTCTGTAAATGATAATGAAAAGCTAGTTAATAATGGTTTTGGCATATTTCCGCTATCTTCTATTGAATATGGACTTCCTCCAGCAGCTGTATTTATACTTACAGATTTTAAAACACATAGCTGTATTTGACCAAGCCAAGATGGATCTATCTTACCAGTTAATCCCATACCAACACCAAATCTCCATAATGGTGGAGAATAACCTTTATCAATTTTGATTAAACTTCCAACTGCTCCTACAGCAGCACCAATAACAATACCAACTGGACCAGCTACAGCTCCAATCGCTGCACCACCACCAGCAGAAGCAGAAACAGAACCAGTAGATTCTGCTGAAGATACTTTGAGTGTAGGTAGTGCTAGAGCATGAAAGGTATTAGCGATAAGTGCTACTTCTCTTGCTTCTTCTGTAGTTGTCGCTAAAAGTGTAAAACTTAAATTAAATGATCGTTTTTCTGCATTTGAAAAAAGAGTTTGTGTATTATCAATATCTCTTCTACCCTCTGTTTGAGTGGCAACTGCCTTTTTTATACCAAGTCCTTCAGTTATTAATTCAAGAGCACCTACACCAAATGATTTAAGTGATGTAACAGTTGTTGTGTCGTCTGTGTATTTTATATTCGTTGAACTTACTAATTGTTTTGGTACTGGAACGAATATAGTAGCTATTTTTTCATCCATACCAGAATATACATCATTAGGGTTTATTAAACCATAACCACTAGAAGTAACAGTATCTAGCCAACGTCTACAACAAAGCTTGAGAAACATAGTTTTATTTCTCTGCTCTTCGTTAGAATTCACCAACCTACTGGTAGGATAAATCATTGCTGAACTAAATTTTAATGGATCTGATGTTGCCATACTAAATATATATTATGGCATACAGAACTAAATATTTACCCAAAAATAAAAACAAATACAAAGGAAATCACGAAAATATAACGTGTCGTTCTTTGTGGGAAAGAAAGTTTTGTAAATATCTTGATGAAAATAAAAATATCATTGGATGGGCTTCTGAACCATTAAAAATACCATATTTATCACCAGTAGATAACCAAGTTCACTTCTATATACCAGATTTTTTAGTAGAGAAGCAGAATGCAGATGGTTCTATAGACACTCTAATGATTGAAATCAAACCTGAAAAACAAACAAAAATTCCAGAAAAGGGTAAAAAATCTAAAAAAACCATGATTACTGAAACCATGACATATGCCATAAATGTAGAAAAATGGAAGTCTGCTGATAAGTTTTGTAGAGATCATGGAATAAAGTTTAAAATTTTAACAGAAAAGGATTTATTCTAATGCCTTTAACAATAAGCGACTACAAAAATTATATTGAAAGTCGTAAATTTGTTCAGAGTCCTTCAAATTACAGAATGACAATTTCTCCAGGAGAAACTAATTCTGGTTCTTCTCCAACTATGGTTTTATATCCAGATAGTGTGTTATTACCTGGAAGAAATTTTATTAACACTCCATTTGCATATTATGGTCCAGAATTTACACTACCTCTGAGAAGAGAATATAATGAATTATCTGTAAATTTTATTGTATACCAAGATTGGATTGAACGTGGATATATTGAAACCTGGATGGATGCAGTTATGCCTTATACTAAAGTAAATTCGGGTGTTCAATCTTCAGATATATTTCCAAAAGATTTAATCAAACGACTAAGAACGATTCAACTTGAATTTTATTCAAGAGAAAAAATAGAAGAAAATGTTTTATGCGCATTTACATTTTTTGATGCATATCCATTATTAATAACTCCAACTTCATTTAGTGCTGATAATTCTGGTTATACAATTTTTACTGTTAATTTTAGTTATCGTTATTATAAAATAAATAATATAACACCAGCGACAACACATCAAAATAGGGACATGTAATTATGATTCAAAAAACATTGATCGACAGCTTACCACGTTTTTCTTTTAAAAGACCAACTACAAATAAATTAGTTTATTTTAGACCAATATTAGTAAAGGAAGAAAAGAAACTACTTATGTGCCAAGAACTTGGCACAAGAAATGATATTATTTCTGGAATAACAGAAGTATTAAGTTCATGTTATTATGATATTAATATTGAAACATTACCTACATATGAATTTGATTATTTTTATGTACAACTAAGATCAAAATCTGTAGGTGAAATAATTGATGCTAAATTTATATGTCCAGAAACCAATGAAAAAATAAATTTAAATCTAAATTTAAATGATATTAAAATTACAGGTCTTGAAAAATATTCGAATAGAGTAAAAATATCTGACGATTTAATTTTTGAATTTAAACCACCTTCATATAGTGATATAGAAGATTTTGAAAAGAAAGACTTTTCTTATGATGATATGATTAAATTAACTGCTAGATGTTTAACAAATATTCATAAAAAAGATGAATCAATTGATGCAAATAGTTATACTGAAGAAGATAAAATCAACAGTATTATGTTATTGACACAGAAGCAATTTGGTAAAATTATAGATTATTTTGATAATCTACCAAAATATGAGTATGAAATTGCTTATACGACTTCAGATAATATAGAAAGAAAAATTGTTTTATCGGGTATTGACGATTTTTTCACATTAGCCTCAGTCATATAAGTCTAATGTCATATTTTGACTTAAATTTCCAAATGATGCAACATCACAAATATTCATTAAATGAAATTGAATATATGATGCCATGGGAAAGAGACATATATGTTGAACAACTGAGGCAGTACATAGAAAATGAAAATTTAAAAACATTACAAGAGACAGCAAATAAGAAATCTAAGGGTGTAAGATGAAAAATAAAAAAATAGAATTCGAAAAACTAAAAAATAAACTTAAAAAATTATTTTTTAAAAGACTAATACAAGTCGAAAGTTTTAATAATTCTATTAATTTAATTAAAAATGTTCCATCAGAAGAAAATAATGAAAAAACATTTGATAAAGTAGTTGCTAATACTAAAGATAAATCTTTTATTGTTGTAAAAAATATAAAAAATGAAAATTTTGAACCAAAAAATATAGAAAAAATCAATAATATTATAACTTATTCATCAATTTCTAGCAAATCTGATAAAAAACAACCACTTAAATTGGAATATGATAAGAAAAACGCAAAAAATATTGGTTATAATCAAAAAAATATAGAAAAACATCAATTAGATAAAATTTCTCTAGAACCAAATAAATCAGAAAGCTCAAGTTCAAAATTTATTTTAAATAAAAATATCAATAACTCAAAAAATACAAATAAAACTTTTGAGTTATTCAAAAATTATAATATAAAATTAATTACAAAACCTGAACAAATTAAAAATTTAAATATACAAAATATTTACAATCAAGAGTTTGAAATTGATGAGAAAAAAATAACAATTCCTTCTAAAGAACAACTTAAAAAATTACAAAAAAACGTAAAATTAAATAAAGCCGATCTTAAAAAAGGAAATAATGTACAATTAAATAAAACCGTTATTGAAAAAGGTAATAATATACAATTAAATAAAACCGTTATTGAAAAAAGTAATAATGTAAAATTAAACAAAAATAAAATTGAATCTCAAAGATCAAATATTCAAAAGATTGAAAATCATACATCGTATGTGAATAAAAATAACTTAATTTCAAATAAACAAATTCAAAATAAAAATTATGTAATAAATTTTTCTAAATTTAATCCAACTAATATAGAAAAAAATAAAATAATATATGCACTACCAGCTTACCAAGAAGGTACTGGTGGTCCTACCACAACCGAAAGTATAGGTAAGATTCATAAAGGTGAAGTTATTTTAAGTCAAAAAGAATCTAAATCATTTTCTGAACGATTGATGAAAAATACACCAAATACGAATCTTTCAATAAATAAACCAACTAGCACATTAGAATCAGATTCTGAACAATCTAAAAATAAAATGGAAATAGAGGAAGGATATAATCCAGACAAGCCTTTAATTCCTATGAATGAAATTACAAAATCTGAAGTATCTAATAAAATATCTGTAAAAGAAATTGATGAACTATATAAACCAGATTTGTTAATAAAAGAAAAAATAGATGCTCCTTTATTCACTAGTTCAGCAATAAAAAAACAGTCGCCTCCAGAATGGAGAACGACTGTCGGATAATTAATGGATTTTATTGATTAAGCGTTTTTGAATTGTTCAAAATAACTTAATGCATCAATTTCTTCATCAGCAGAATCTTCTGCCTTTGGCTTTTGCTTAAGACTTGATGGTTTTTGTTGGAAATCATTTTCATCAAGATCTTCAGCAGTCTTTTCATTACCAGCACTGCCTCGAATATCTCCACCAAGAACATCATAAAGACGCTTCTTGAGATCATCATAAGACTTGAAATTATTTGGAGCAATGAATTCATTCAATGAATTTTGCTTATTCCAAATAGTTTCAATCTTTGCATCATCCCCACCAAAAAGAGGACTTGGTGAATCAAATTCAGACTTATCATAATTTGTATATCCACCAATCTTACGCATCTTCAACTTGAAGTTGCATCCACCCCAAAAATCAAATGGATTAATTGGTTCCTCATCCTTAAATTCTGGCTTCATCTTTTCTTGAATCTTATCAAAAATCTTTGTGCCATACTTAAACAAGAAAACCTTACCTTCATTTTGAGGATTTGCTTCATCCTTAATTACAAGGATATTGGAAATATATGTTGTCTTGCGCTTACGATTTCGTGCAATATTCTTATCTTCTTCAGAACCAGTGTTCCAAAGTTGAGTATTCAACTCACTTACTGGATCCTTTTGGTTAAGGGTTGTAAGAGAATTTTCAATATACCAACCACCTGGTCCTTGGAATGCGTGTGAAAAAAGCTTCACCCATGGGCATTCTTCACCGTTGATTTCTGGGAGAAACCGAATCACTGCGAATCCGTTTCCCATCTTATCTTGTTCCAAACGCCAGAAACGATCATCCTTGTAATCCTTCTTGGATGATTCATCCAACTTCTTCATAAGATCACTAATACTATTCTTTGACTTGTTCTTGAAATCTTTAAATGAACTCATATTTTTTTACTTTCCCCGAAGATCTCCTTCGGACTTTTATACACAGGTAGGAACTCCCTACCACTGAATTATACTATATTTAGGTTATATGTCAAGCAAACGGCAATCGATTTTTTGGCTTTCTAATTAAATTTATTTCCAATCCCTCTTTTTCTATCTTTTCTATTAGAGGTTTAGTTAATAATTTTGGAGCCACTGTTAAGTCAATTGACGATTGTTCTAGATTATGAATTACAGCATCAATATATGAATACTTGTAACGCTTAACGGTATCTTCAACCTTACGGGAGAACTCTTCTTTTGTAATATCAAATATCATGGTAATCTTTATATATATTTTATAAGGGTTTTATATGCCAACAGCCGATACAAGTAGTAACATTATTATTACAACATATGATGCCACAGCTATACTTGGAACCGATTATGGTACAAGTGGTACTGGCTTATCATTAGCACACATCCCATTACAAAAAGTTGTCTGGGGTTCAGATGCCCAGGCTTTCAGAGTAACCGAATCAACGCCATTACCTGTTAGTATTTTAGGAGTAACAGGTGGATCTAATGTTATTGGAGTTACCTTTGGAGCCATAACTGGTTCTGTTTCTGTAAGTAATAGATCTGGAACATATCTTGTTGTAGGTGGCCCGAGTGGATCAATTAGTGGTTATCAAAGCGTACCAGTAACTGGTCATATTCAGGGTACTACAAACGGTATTTTACTAGGAGTTACTGGTTCTGTCAATATAGCAAATACAGTCACTATACAAGGTTTAAGTGGTGGAGTTGCTGTAGGTATTACTGGTGGAAGACCATTATCAAGTTCAAGAGACAGCGTGACCGTAACAGGATACGTCGGTATATGCGGCGGATTTGGCCTTGCAGCGGCCACAGACAGTGTTAGAGTCTATGGCTCTGATTCTGGAAGCAAAGTCTTAACGAAGCTCTACGCGAGCGATGGTGCCACTTTAGGGTATTCTGGTGATGCTCTCAATGTAAATGTGATTGGTGCTGGTATTAGTGCTACAGTCACAATAAATCCAGTAGTCGGTGTAACCAACGGAAACGGTTTACCACTAAAAGTAATAGGAAGTGGAGTTACTTCAGATAGTCCAATTTTAGTCAAAGGTACTATTGGAAGTGGTGCGATAGATGTTACTGCTACGACTGCTCTTCCTGTAGGTGTAACTGGTACAGTTGTAATCGATGATGCTGACATTATAAATTCATTAGAATCAACATCAAAACCGATAGTATCAAACTTAGCATCAATAAAAACAAATACCTCTGTAATATCAACTATCAATGATAAATTATCTGCTGGTACAATAACAGCTAAAATTACAGAAATAATTAAACCAACAAAACTATACAGTGGTTATAAAGATTTAACAACCACTGCAAGTATAATTGTTTCTACATCTACTCCATTGAAGAGTGGTATACACATAAAAGCACCTTTAACAAATATTTCTACAATTTTTGTTGGAAGTAGTTCTCTTTCAACATCTTCAACGTCTGGATTCCCTCTAGATCCAGGTGAATCAATTTTCTTTGAAATAGACAATTTAAATAAAGTATATGCTTCTTCCGCAACTTCAGGGCAAAAAATTAATTACATTGCTTCATGATTTCAAAGTCTAATATATCCAAGCAAAATAATAGACCACAAGGACAGGGAAAAGATTTTATTTCTGTCCGAAGTGGTTCTTTTTATGGATTGAAAATTCAGAAAAAAATACTAGAAGCATCATCATATAAAAGAGGAATTGTTGCCTCTCCTAATTTTTATTTTTATGATAATGATACTAAGGTGATGATTGATTTTTCAGATTATAAAAATTCTACTACGGATGAGCAGATAAAGGAATTTTTTACTTTAAATTTAACTGGTCAAACTTTTACAGTTGAGCAATCTGAATGGGTTAATACAGAATTATTTAAAAATAAAATATCATTAAATGGAACATATACAATTAATGTTTTTCAGAATAATATTTTATTTGCTAATGTAGTTGATGTTGAAGAATTTGAAACTAATATTAAGAGGTATGATAAAAAGTATTTTGTAGATGTTCCAAATTTTACAATATTAGTAAATACAACTCAAGATGATATTCCAATCTCCCATATAGTAAATCATCTTGGAAAAAATTCAAAAAATTCTTTCTCATATCTTGGGGCAAATATAGGTGACTATGTTTCTTTATCAATATCGTCTAAAAAATTTGAAATTATTGATATTTTTATAGATGAAGAAGGAAAAGAGATTGTTGAAATATTGGGTGATTTAAGCATTCAAGATTTAACAACATCATTAACCAATGTTGTGATTTATATCAAAAATCAAAACTTTACAAATATAACAGATTTCGATAATGTAATTACTGGAAAATGTAATGTTACAAAATCAGGTGTTGCTTTCTGCTACGATAATCAAACAGAACTTCAATGTGAATGTAGAAAAAATAAAAATTTAAATGAAATTTCTACTTTTACAAAAGGAATTTATTGTCCAGACGTTGATGTGGTGGTGAAACGAACAACACCAATTGAAGAACTCTCTATAATAGCTAGAGACACTAAAGCAATTTTAAACAATGTAACAACACAGCTATCGCAATCAAGAATACGTTAAGATATCTTTATTTCTTTTTTTGGAAATATTTCATATCTTATGGCAAAGTATTGCTTAAGTTTATCAACAGTAGCCTGTGAATCACAAATAACATTTAGGTAAACTTCATCATTATTTACATCATATGATGAAACTTTACATTCTTCAATTTTTTCTACATCTCTTTTGGGCTTTCCGCCAAATAATGTAAAGTTGAAACTAAATGATAACTCATACATAAAATTATTTATTTAAATAAAAAAACCCAGTTGATTTCTCAACTGGGTTTCGAAAAGTAAATTAATTTACTTTCGTTTTGAGTCTAGACTATCTAGACGATTATGTACTTCTTGAATCTGCTGATCATAAAAACGATTAGAATCAGTATTCAAATCATTCATTTGATCTTCAATGAATCGGAATCGTTCCCATACAGATCGCATTTCTTCATTGAATGAATAAGCTTCATCACGCTTCTTAGCCTCTGACGGCGTAGATAGACAACAAAGAAGTGTGCTGACAGCAATAAGCCCTACACAAACAAGACTTCCTATAGGTATTACTTGTGTATTCTTTGTGTAATATGAAGCAATAAAACTAAAAACTAAAACGGCCAATGCCACGATAGATAGAACAATACTTGAATTACGCATATTTTCTCCTTTTAAAGCACGGGTGATAGGGATCGAACCTACATCATCCAATTACGGTACTTCTGCTTAGAAGGCAGAGCCGATACACCCGCATCGAAACAACTACTTATCTATATATTATACACAAAGGTTCAATTATGTCAAGATGTCTTTACTGTAATAATATTACCAATAACCCAAAATTTTGCTCAAGATCCTGTTCTGCTAAAATTTCTAATAAAAATCCAAAAAGAAAAGTTAAAAAATTATGCAAAACATGTAATAATAAAATACAATCTAGTAGAACTTACTGTAAAGAATGTTTTATAGAATTTAATTCTGCTAAAGATTTAACATTAAAAGAAGCAATTTATGATAAAGGTCATAAATCATCTGCATTCGCTTTAGTTAGAGCAAGAGCAAGAGCAACAAATAAAATTAAATCATCTTTCAAATGTGAACATTGTGGTTATGATAAACATATTGAAGCTTGTCATATAAAACCAATAAGTTCTTTTCCAGAGGATACTTTATTGAGTGAAATAAACCATGATCAAAATTTAATTGCTTTATGCCCAAATTGTCATTGGGAATTTGATCATGGTTTATTTCAAATATAATTAGTCAAGTGCTAACTTGAGATCTCCAGGACCAGCAATCTTCTTTTGGGGAATGAAGATATTATTCACAACTACTGATGTGTAGTGATCCTTAAGGTCATCCATAGGTTCTGCTTCGAATACAACTGTACTCTTTGGAATGGAGATTCCATTTTCTTGCTTTACATATGGAAGCCAACGAGCAAACATAAGTTTACCTTCTGGTCCTGGAATAAGAATCGCAGGACTCATCAAATTATAAAAAATATTTTCACTAGTCTCTGTGACTGTGTATGAACAAATAATTTCTTCACCAGAATTCAAACGCAAAATTTTAATATTATCACTCATAATTATTCCTTACATTTACAATTGCCAAGAATTTTATCCCAAAATGAGCATTTTGGCGGTTGCTCAATTGGCCAACAGGTATTTACATTATCAGGAATGAAATCTGAATTTACTGGATCAATAGTTCTATTTGATGCACGTATTACTTCTTTTTCAGTAAAAAGTAAATCTAAACATCTACCATCGACTTCGATTTTAGTATAAAATAATTTATTTTTAGATTTCATAATGGGAATAGTAGGAATTGAACCTACTAGTATATATATTGCTATTCAAACCTATGACGGGCCTAAGATTTCGTCCTGTTTTACACATGTAGCGTAATGAGACTCGATGAAATATAAACCAGAATAGTAATATTATACTACGCCTGTATTCCCTTTTTTCTTTCGTTTATTTTTCTTTGTTTGAAGTTGTAGTTTATCTGCAAGATGCATTGCAGTAATTGGTATACCATGATCAGTAAATAATTCAAATTTTTGAATTATTTTTTCACCATATACATTATCACCTACTTGTAGGTATGGACCATTTTCATATTCAATTATTAAAATTTTTTCTTTATCTTTTTCATCAAAAGCTTGACGAACATAATTGGAAGGACCAAAACAATATAAGATATTATCTATCTCATTTAGAAAGAAACATCTATCTTCACCTGTTTTGGTTTTATTTCTACCAACAACTTTATAATTTTTAATAATATCTTCAATTGTCATTGTAAAATATTTATCTTGAGTATGATTCTTTAATCAGTTTACATTCAATGCGTTTATCAGCATCTTTTTGCATTTTACGTTGTTTGATAATTTTCTTACCCCAACCAACACGTGAAATTTGTGTTAGTTGAATTTTAAAAGCGGAGCCTTGCCTCTCCGCTTCTTCATCAATTGAATCCCATTTACGTTTTGCCATAATACGCCGTCTTGGAATCGAACCAAGTCTTATTCGATTATAAGTCGAACTGAGATAACCAAGACCTCCCACGGCGCGTTAGTATTATTCTACCATACTTTCATTCTTTGTCAAGTGGATCTTACACTTTTTATTATTCACATGTCCATTTTCATTCTTGATAAAATAATTACTTTTCTGACGATCATCATCATGACCAAGACGATAATTAATCTCTGTAATATTACAACGATCAATTAGAATGGCATTATTAATTGCCCCTACAATCAGTTCAGAAGCCTTCATAGCCTCTTCTTCAGTGAATGGCATTGGAATATCAATATGGAGTCGATACTGGCTCATAGACGCTTAAAACCCTCATTATCAGTATAATAGATTCGATCAAAAACTTCAACACACCAACCACTACAAACTTCACACGGACGAGACATTCTTAGTTCTCCATCAGCATTCATGCGAATATTAATAAGAGTCAATTTCTTATCTCGCATATACTTAGGAACCTTTCGATATGCATCTAATTCAGAATGCATTTCGTTATAAAGATAACCTAACTTCTTAGCCTTTGGGTGTGTCTTGAAATAATTCGCACCCACTGATACCAAACGCTTCTTATTAAAGATTAAAGATAAGTGTTTCTTTTGCCGTGGAATACCAAGGCACATAGGAAACGCAAACTTTAAAAGATCATCATCTGGAATCATAAAAAGAAAGAGACAAAATTAATTGTCTCTCCCCAAAAATTAATTATTAGCGAGATGCTGCAATTGCAGTACGCGATCCATCAACGTCAAACTTAAACTTACGACGACCTGTGTGAGTATCGCGCATGAAGTAGCGTGTGCTGCCAGAACGAGTCTCTTCAGTTTCAACTTCCCAATTACCGTAACGCTCAACGAGAACACGAATGTCGCTCATCATAGCACGAAGGTTCTTTACACCAAATCGACTACGAGCCTCTGCTGCGGTAATACCACGACCAGCTGCCAAATAATTAATAACACGACGCTTCTTCGAAATAACATTTGCCATAATAAATCTCCTAAACGACTCTTGTTTTGATCACCATGGCGAGTCTTACATGATGACTAACGATTGAATGCCCCCAGTAGGGATCGAACCTACGACCTTAAAATTAAAAGTTTTCTACTCTACCAACTGAGTTATAGGGGCTTTACTTGTGAGGCTTGATTGTACCCTATTGGTTCTTCTTTGTCAAGGGATCACACCAAACTTTTTAAGTAACTCTTGATTCGTGTGTTCTACAGTATGACAATTAGCACAAAGAATTACACATTTCTTTACTTCTTCATAACGATCAGCACGAAGAAGATTGCGTGAGTACAAAGAATATTTCTTTTCTTTTGGATCTAAATGATGAAATTGAAGAGTGGCTGGATTCCCAGAGTATCCACACTTAGTACACTTACCACCCATCATTTCAACTAATTCTTTTCTAGATTCCCAACGTCTTTTGGTTGTATTACATGAAGGACAAACAACACAACCCTTTTTATTTTTCTGAGTGAACTCTCGCTCACAATACTTGCATTTGCACATTGTTTACACCTTGTGTATACCATTCTGGCGGTTCAGTGAATTTCCACTTAGCAAATCTTGACTTTTCATGAATATAATAATCACGATATGCTTGAACCGAATCAGAGTTTTTATATTTATCAGGCATTGCTTGAGCAAATGGTGTTAAATCGCCATATGGGATTTTCATGGGTGGAACTTTCAAAAACCACTTAGTCATCTGATGTGCTTTATGTTCTCTATTATATCTTTCAGTATATTCTACCGAAAGTTCGTTTGTATGATAGGCAAGCCAAAAATAATTTTCAATTGTTTCTCTTGCCCAAATTGTACATGGGTGATTGACAAATGATTGTTTGTATAGTTCAACGGGAGCATGAACAATATGTGATGCTCCTAAACGATGAATTGTAGAAAGCATCTGACAGCCTTCTACAATCATCTTAACTACGTGTTTGTCGCAAAGAGAACGTGCTGCAATAATAGGATTTTCATGCACAGCAAAAATATTCATGTCCCAATTATAACAGAATATATTCAGATGTCAAGATCACCATTCACCAGTGCTCTTCTTTATAGCCACTTCTTGATTACGTGCTTTTTTCTCTGATGAATGTGTACCAAGCACTTTACCTTTTTTACTCATAAGTAAATATTTGTCTCCGCGTTTAATTATAGTTTCAAGAAGAGTTTTAAATTTTTTCATTGGAATTATTTTGTATATTTTCCAGTGGAAGTTTTATAGGCTCTAATTTGACTTGGTGTACCAAATCCTCTAGATAAAGCAGATGTTTGTTTTCCTACGGCTCCTCTTGAGATATCCTCAACACCCTGTAATGATGCTTCTACATCTCTGAATTGAGCAGACTTACTAGCTTGTTTAAATAATTTTCCACTAATTTTTCTTGCTTCTGTTGATTTCTTGACAGATGGATCCTGTGAATATAATATTTTACTTTCATCAGGAGTAATTGTTGGTATTTCTGATCTGATACGTTCTAAACGAGAAAGTAGACGAGCCTCTTCTTGTTTTGGATCTTTTCGCATTTTTTCCGTAATAAAATCTTTAAAGTTCTTCATAAAAATATTTATAAAAAAAAAGAAGGCTCAGAGCCTTCCCAGTGCGATTTTAGGTAATCGACCTTCCTTATGTAATTTTTCCAATGTCTTTTTCTTAGCATTCTTAGCAATGTTTTCTTGATTCTGACGAGTAATACGGTTCTTCCTCTTTCGATGCTTAATCTTAGCCTCACGATTTGTTGTATTTGGCATAAAAGCTCCTTTGCTTTATATTAGCATAAATATTCAAAATGTCAAGTTTATAAATAATATAGGAAAATAATATGTCATTTAAACTCAATAATACAGACATTCGTAGCATTAAAGTATATGATCCAAAAGTAGTTCAAACTACAACTGGTCTGGTTGCCAACACTGCAACTTCGTGGGTATATCTTCAAGGTGGTACATTTACAAAACCATCATCAACAGTATTATCAGAAGGCGTTCTTATAAGAAATGTTGGTTCTGTAAGCAATGCTGTTATTAGTATTGAAGGAAAAACTGCTGGTACTTATCCTGGTTCTGGTGCTACCGCTGATGGATTCCTATTAGCAACAAACTCAGAATTGTTCTTACCAGTGAATGATTTAAATGATGTTGTATTTAAAACATCTGGTTCTTCAGTAGTTGGTATAACATTAGGATTTATTGCATACTAATGCGTAATTCAAGAAAATATGTAAATCCATCTATAAATGCAAGTAGAAATATTTTTACTTCTATAGACGCAACACCTGGTGCTATTACTTTCTCTCCAACAGCAATATCTGGTCTTATTTCTGGATCTGTATCAACAACAATAAGTGGAGTAAATTCTCCAGTAACATTAGCAGTTACAACATCAAACGGAACTTTTTCTGCAAATCATACACTACAATTTTTTAAAAATAGTAGATTAATTGATACATTTACTGTTGCTTCAAGAATTGGTACAAATAGATTATTATCAGAACAATTTAATAATAATGATGTCTTAACAATAACAGCAACAGAACCTGGTAATGCTATATCTTATACATTAACATTAAAAGCTCTAAGATTAGAAATAACTAATCTATTAACTGACGCAGTGACACAAACATTGTCAATAGGATTAAATTAATTATTTCTTTTTGATTTCTTCTTCAGTATAGAAAGATTCAATATTATAAATGTAAAAGCTTTTCCATGATTGTTCTTTTACGTCATAAAATGGTAAAAGATTTGGATCATCCTGGGCTTTGTGTATTTCCATAATTGTATTTTGATATCTGCCAGGTATCAATGTTGGTTTTAATGTACCAAAAATACTTCGAAATCTTCCATTGGTGGCTTTTCGAAATACTACCTTACATATACCTTTAGATAATTCTTCTATAAGAATCGTCCTACTTGCGTTTCTTTTTAACACCATGAACAGAATGACCTTTCTTAGAAAGTTTTCTTATTCTTTTTAAATTAAATGATGATATTCCTTTTCTACGTTTAGAAAGACGAATACCACTTTTATGCAATGCATCAGCTGCTTTCTTTTCTCCAGGAGCATATTCAACTTCACGTCCACCCTTTTTAAATATTTCCTCGGTTAGTGCTTTAAATGTTTTCATAAAAATATTTATATTTTTGCCACTTGACAACATTATGAAAAATAATTATAATAATTTTGTCTGGTATAAGGATAAATATGTCTATGAGTACTGTTGCGTTGTATAATATGTCTTATCAGAAGCTGATTGATATTGATTGGAAACATGCTGTCGTATTACTTATCAATGATAAAGTGGCTCCATGTACTGAAGAAGAATATTTAGAAATCAAAACGGGAAGTGGGATATTTAAATTACCTCTTCACCTTGCTCTTAAAAAGTATGTGTATATTCCTTTTAGGGATTTAAGTCCTTCCAGAAAGAATATTTTTAAGAGAGATGATTATATCTGCCAATACTGTTCTTGTAAACTAGAATATACAAATGCCACAGTAGATCATGTCATTCCGAGATCAAAAGGTGGAAGACATGAATGGCAAAATGTTGTTACAAGTTGTTTGAAGTGTAATCGTAAAAAGGGTGATCGTACACCAAAAGAAGCAAATATGCCTCTGAGTAAAAATCCAAAACCTTTACGGTTTGGGTCTTGATGGTTTTGTATAAGTTGGTCGAGGCTTTGGTGGAGGTGACTTTTCAAAAGTATCTCCGTCTGTTGTCACTGGCTTCACTGGTGGTATCTTCGGTTCTGCTTTTGCTTTTTGTGTAGATGGTGTAGATTGTCTTATTGGATTGATCATCTCACTCATCAATTGTTTAAATGTTTTCATTTTGGTAATATTCCTAAGAGAGTTTCATCTCTTGTTATCATTCCTTCAGTATCTACTCCATGTGGTAGATCAAATTTATTTTTAATAACTTTTGATGTATTTCCAGATCGATCAGTTGAAACATCTCCAGTATAGGCATCCTGAAATGTTGACGGTGTTATCTTTCCAAGTGATTGTAATTTAATAACTCTTGGTTGTCCAAATTTTCTAGGTCTAGATGGTTCTTCTGAAGTGTGTATAAATTTTCCTACATGATGATCATTTTCATGTCCGTGTTGTACTGCTTTTCTCCACATATGAACTGAACCAGGACTCTGAATATCACCACTCATAATTCCATATCCTGTAGCATTGGCTATAGTATGTAAGAAATTATGTGGAAGTTCAAATACTCCACTCTTTACATCTCTTGTTTTTTTCTGTGGATTACCAGAAAACATTTTTATTTCTTTGCCATCTGGTGTTTTTACAACACTGTAGTTATCATGTGAAAGACGATATGTTGCTAAAGATGTGTTTTCATGACCAGGTGCATTTGAAAATACATTAACATTTAAATGATGCTTTGTATATCCACTCGAATCTGACTCAGAGAATTTTTTATAACGAATATGAAATTTATCATTCAAATCAACTCTTTGTGATTCTGGATCATGTGTATAATTATTACCCAACTTTTTGACTAATTCATCTAAAGATTTAATGTTTTTCTCTGGTGGTTTTTCATCATGTGTTACTTCTGGATCATATCCACCTAATATATCTTCAGAAATATATTGTTTAAAAGATTTCATTATTTACCTTTATACTTGAATAACCATCGTATTGGATTTGAAGTTCTTGTAGCTGTATAGAATTTAGTATAATGTTTTGGATTATTAGAATCATACACTATAGGGCGACTACCTTCTCTGTTCGTGTCATGAGCCGTGACCGTACCTTTTTGAGACAACTCGGCCCATATATTCTTACCACCTCTAGTATGAACACGCCCAGAAATCAATGTATATTTGTTATGATCTGCCCATCTCTTATAGAGTTCAGACATCAATCCTTTACCAGTATGTTCTTTATTTAATTTTGGAAAATTTGAATAATAAGTATTATGCTCAGAATCATGAGGATAGAAATCAGTATTACCAACAACCTTATGTGTTCCTTGAGAATCTTTCATCGTCACATAGCCACTGTGTAATCGTTCTTGAGTAAAGGGTGAGTCTTTGTTTGAAGAATATCCATGAAAATGATATTCATTACCATCGATTACACTAGAACCCAAAGAATATAGATCTGAATGAGCCTTTGGTAATTCTGTTCGTATATTTGGTCTAACAAATTCATCCCTTGGTGGTTCTAATATAGGGTTTTCTATAAGATATTCTTTAAAGGATTTCATTTCTTTGCGAGTTCCCTGGCTCTGGCTAATATGGCAGCAAATGTAGATGGTTGTTTTGGTTGTTGTTTAGGAGCTGGCTGTGCCTTTATTGGAATACCTTTTGGTTTTGGAACTGTTGGTGTTATAACACTAAAACCCCGAGGGAGTGGTTCTTCAATTCCAGTTGATGCTGGTTTGATATATTGTTGAAATGATTTCATTGTCTTATCCCCAGAGGAATATCTGTAATATGATTTGCTCGAATATTTACAAGTTTTGTAGAACCAGTTGCAAATTGTTTATAATGACCAGTATTTGCTATATGTTGCATCATGTAAAAAGCATAATTTGGATCTAAACTATCTGTATTAATCACTCTGAAACCAAAATGCTGTGGATTGGGTTTTTTTGTTGGTTTACCGACTTCATGTTCAGCACCCCGACGAACAATATAAAAATGAGGATCTTTCACATTTGTGCCAACCTCGACAAAATCACCAAGACGCATTTGCCTTTCTGATTCCTCTTGAAGATATATTTTAAAGGATTTCATATAGTATATTTAGAAAAAAACAGTGTCTATGGAAGACACTGTTCTTTTTATTTGTTTAAAAATACTTATTTAAAGTATTTATTTCCCCTTGCGCGATTGAAATGTTGTATATCGTATGCTTGTTCAATTTCATGAAAAGGCGGCAAATTTTTAGGATCTATTGGTGGAACTTCAAAACCTCTACGCTCTAGTGCATCAGCAGCAAAATTAAGACCTGTTTCTGGATCATAATTCATTCTAGGTCTAAGAGTTGCAATTTTATATTTAAGTCTTTTATCTCTTCCCTTTTTATCTACTGATGGTTTAGTTCTAGGAGGTCTAGATCTTGCAGTATCTTTTGGATTTACGAATCGTGGAGCTGGCTTACCTTGTACAAAACCTAAAATTCCTCTACTTTCTCCTGTTTTTTTAAATGGATAATCTATTGGATTTCTTTTATTACCATGAACATCTCTTGGATTAAAATCAATCAAGTCGGTTCTTTGAGCTATTGCTCTTGTGGCTTCTGATAAAATATTTTTATAATAATCTTTTAAAGCCATAAACTCTTCATTTTCTTTCATGTACTTCTTCTTTTTCATTTTTGATTTATTGCAATCCATATAATATCCTTTATTATTATTTATTTCTTTTTAATTCTTGATTTCATATTCTCATGAGCCATGAACATTCTATGAGCCTCTTGTCCAAGTTGCTCATCAGTAACATCTGCCTTCAGACCAGGATTGTATGTTAAGTCAGTTATTCCTGAACGAATCTCTGCACCCACCATGCCATGTGTATAATTATGAGTATGAATTTTCTTGGCTTTTTCTCTCATTAATTCATCAAGAGACATGGCCATTGGATGTTCCTCGACTTCAAGGTGATATTCTGTAGATTTTAGTTTTGGAAGTCTTTGATCATCAATGTCAAATTCACCTTCATTCGTTTTCCTGGCAAGTCTCATCTCGGCCCTGTCTATTTTTTTCTGAGAACCACCAGCAGCATACATTTTATCAAGTCGAGTTTCTAATTTAGAAATGTCTCTTTGATATCTTTTTTGGCCTGTTGGTCTGGCTTCTGAGAGATATTGCTTAAAGGATTTCAATTAAAATCTCCTTCTGCATTATAATTGATTCCCCGTGCATCTAAATCTCTTTTATGACGATCAAGATCTGGAACAAAGTTAACATTAAAATGTTTTTTAATATGTTCTATTGGATCTTCTATTGTTTTTTGTGAGATGGGAGAAGGAGCCTTATCAGCCTGAGCAAAATATTCACCGCTATTAGCCTGAGATCTTTCAAACCCTTGTCTTACATTATATTGAGAGATTGTTGGTCTATGGGCGTTTATTGCCTCTCTGTCATCTTCTGTGAAATGTATAGTTGGTTTCTCTTCTTTTGTTCTCTTACCCGTTACGAGCCACCTGGTAGATCTAGGAACAGCATACGAAAGAACATGGTGATATTGACCAGCAAACAATCCTTTTTTTTCTTTCCAGTCTTTTGGGGGAACCCATCCAACATTATTTTCTACATTACCAGAACCTGTACCATCTGGAGAAAATGCATAAGTCTGGGCTTTCGGGATGAGTATTTTATCATCAAACCTATAGAGCTTTCCTGCTTCTGAGAGATATTGCTTAAAGGATTTCATGTATTTTATTTATCAGCCAAAAGACCAGTTAAATGTTTTAGATGTTCATCATAATTATGAGTTGTGATATCCGTGGTTACTTTGTCGCCATATCCAGGTTGTTGATGACCACTAACATGAATTCTATAGTCAGGAAAATGTTGTCGAATATGTTTTACTGCGGTAATTCTATTAAATACATCATCTTCAAGTCTTTTTCCAGTAAGTCTACTTGATGGAACCATTTGACCATTCTGAGTAATTATATGTACAATACGATTATCGTGATCTACTCTTCCCCAAGATTGTGCTGGAATTCTTTTACGTTGAGGTATTCTACGTTTTTCGTCTGCTTCCTTTCCTCGATCCATAAATTCTAGATGAGGAAAAACATCAAAATGTTCTCTTGCTCCACTTTTTTCATGAGCAAAACCTGTATCTGGATGATATGCCCAGGATGAATTATTTTTAAAAGTTAATACTTCAATTAAATAATGCTTAAATGATTTCATAGAGCCTTTTTATTTTCTTCTTCCCTTTATTCTTCCTTTTAAGACTTCAGCAGCCATACCAGCACCAAGAAGTCCAACACCTAGTCCTGCTCCATATAAGGCTCTTTTACCAGCGGGAACGGTTGATCCAACAAGACCCACCTTATTAGCGGCTTCTGCCCTTGCCCGACTAACTTCTTCTCCACCAACAGGATTTCCTATTGCTTTATGAAAAGTAGTTTTTGCATCTCTTATATACGGAGCTGCCACACCGACCGCTGCGCCTCCTCCAGCGAAAAGGCTAGACGCTAGGCCGACTGCGCCTAAAGTTCGGCGTAATTTATTCGACAAAACAGCTTCTTGTAGTCTATTCTTATAGTATTCTTTGAGTGTCATATTTATTTTCCTTTCTATAATGTAGGAGATCAGGCTAAATGCTTCATTTAATATATTTAGAAAACGCTAATAGAGCATTTTTTTCCCAGAAAAAATTTTTGAGGTCTGGGAGTCCCATTATAATTTAATAGGAATTTTGGGTGTGTTAGGGTTTTGGGACTCGCAAGCGGCTAAAGGGGATGGGTTCCCTTTTGTCAATTTCACTGTCCTGTGACGTGGTTTAGAAACGTGACCATATAACGAGGCTGGATGTTGATAGTACGATGTGGATATCCTGTGGATAACTCTAGGTCGCTTGACACTCTCAATAGAATCGGGTAGGGTACTAGAATCGGGTAACTCCGTCCGATGCAAGGGCAATTCGGCCCACTTCAGACCGAACGAAAGGCTAGGCTACCATGAAACCGAAGAAACGTTCAGAGACGGACGACGAGTGGGGCGATGACTTCGACCCATATGAAGATTGTGAAGAGGAAATTGCCAGACAAATCGATGAAGATGCTGCTAATATTGAGAGCATCACTAGATCGATGGATGGATACACTTAAACTTCACGGGAGGCTTCGGCCTCCCAAGCCTTTCAAATACTATCAACATTGGTATTGGGCCTTTGGCCCCCAATGTTGAT